CAATTATAATGCGGGTTGCTGGATCAGCTGCTAAAGAAGCAGATGCCTGTGCTTTAAATGAAACGTAGTTATAAACTGCATTAGTACCATATGGATTATATCCATAAAGATTACCAATAAATGATGCATTTTCTGGATCAATAGAAGAACTAAATGCAACACCATTTTGAGAAGTTGCACTTGTAAATGAAGAATCATCAGTTGAAAATCCACCAGATACAGTCAATACAAAGCTACCGCTATTGTTTGATGTTAATAATGTTTTTGCAAACAATGATGTATCATCTGAATCAGTTACAACGAATGTAGGATGTAATACAGAAATTAATTTTTTACCCCAAGAGCCAGTTGCAACAACAGCGAGTGGATGAGTTAATTTATAACCACCCGAACCTAATACACGAACAATCGTAGCACCACCAGCATTCTGCAAATAGCTTTTAGCAGTGTATGGCAAATAAGATTGTTCATACAAACTACCAAATTGAGCAACAAAGTCTGTATAATTACTTACTGCCACCGGGACAAAAGCCGGTCCCTTAATCGTTGGTCCTATAAGTGCTGCACCAATTGCTCCAACTCCTGTTTGTAGGAATGATAGATCTTTTTCATTGGTAAAGACACCAGGACTTATAATTCTCTCATTAGCCACTATTATCTCCAAAAAATTGTATAATTAACTCTTCATATAAATATGAATTAAAAAATACAAAACCGTTATTCAGTTGGTATAAACTTACCAGAATCTAAGTCAAGAACACCATCGCCATATTGCTCATTAAGAGACTTGACTAATTCTGTTTCCTCAGTCTGTAAACTAGAATACTTCTCAAATAATTTTTCCCGAATATCTCGTACTTGTTCTAATCTTTTATTTAAAAGATGTAACTCAATTTCAATCTGACCTATTTGTGCTGTTGTAATTGCATATTCAGCCTGCAATTTCTTTACAACTTCAATATCTTTATCTTGAAAATTGCTCAGAGTTTCTGCATTTGCATCCATACCCTCTGATTTTGGCTCAACCGTTGCGTCATTCGCTTGTTCATTAATTTTTGACATAAAAACCTCAATAATAAAAAAATATAACAACTATAAATATCAATCAAATTCTTGTGGATATACTCCAGCGGATAAATTTTCAGATTTATCTATTAAATTTTTAATTCTTCTTCCGCGTGCATCTGCAAGATCGTTTGGATCCTCATTAATGCTCTTAAATCCTTCTAAGTTTTCATCAAAGAAAGAAGCGTCAACCGCTTGATCAATAAACTGAATAGTATTTGGCGATACTACTCTCTTTGTAGTAACTTCCATAGCAATATCTTTAGGTAATAAATAACCATGTGCGGTTAATTGAAATGTTGCTCTAACCAATCTATCCTGTCCAGTTGTATTGTTATCTTCAATTGCAACACTATCTATGTTAGTTGAAAATTTGAAAAAGTTTTTTTCACCGAAAGATTGACCACCAAAATATATAAAATTTTCAATTACATAGTTTAATTGATGTTGGTATTCGCACCAAATAATAAAATCATAAGAAACATCAACATAATCTGGTATTGGAGTTAAAAAGTATTCACCTGATTTCTTTTTATTGTTTAATAAATTAAATTTATCATACGGAGTTACTCTATTATATTTTTGCTGAAATATATAAGAAAGCTGATATTGAGAAGCAACTTTATTTCTTTTTAATTCTTGTTTTACCGTTACACCTGAACGACGGAATGTTATTAATGGCGCAATAGTTTTACCTTTTTTATCTTTTAAGAAACCGTCTTTTTGAATAGAAGCCCATTTTTCAGCATTAGCGTAAATAGTAGGTATAGAAATATACTCACCGTTATCTTCCACCATCAATTGAATTTTCTGATCAATAAATGATTTTATAGCAAAGTCAATATCATAAAGAGTAATACCGATACTTCTTGTTCTATCTTTATCCCTACGCACTTGCCTATGACGCTGTTCTCCTAGATCATACCGTGGTTGCTCTTGTAAATTCTTGTCATCGATGAAAGAATCACGAGTTCTTTTTAACGGTGGTTTTCTATATCGTGTTGAATTTTGCATTATATGTTACTCGGTAAATCGTTTGAATCACGTACTATTTCTGGTCTAAATTCTTCTATATGAATTCTAGAACGTCTTGTTAAGTGAGTGTTGGCAATAATAGAAACATTATGTCCCCATCTTTCCGTTGCAAACGAATAATCTGGATTTTTTCCACCAAAGTATTGGTTTTCTTGAATTGCGTCTATTTCCCACCATTCACCATTATATTCAACTACATCACCAACCTCAACAAATAAATTATAGTCTTTTAATAGTTCACGAATAAAAGCAAAATCACATACTTGATTGTAATCTTGTCCAAACTCATTTCCTTCATACGTCTGAGGTTGACGGTTTATTAATGCAGATATTTTTACAGGACTATTATATACCTTTTTATCAGATTCATTGTATATATTAGTTTTTGTATCTGGAATTGACAATTTATATACCGCAACTTCTGTATCTATAATATCAGTAATAAGTTCCATATTAAACTTATGGACAAGTCCTGCATCTCTTTGCCCGTGAAATAATGGCATAAATTATCCTATATAAATTGCTAAAGGTGTACCATTCAACGAAACATTTAAGTGTTCCGTTTCTGCTCGTTTCGCTTCTAACAATTTTGAACGCGTCATTGATTCTAACATAGTTCTAAGTTCAGTAACAAGTCCTTGCTTCTCCGCTGTTGCAGCAGAAAGTAAATCAGCAGAGTTTAATGTAGTTTCACCATTTGGAATTGGAATATTACCATACTTACCACGAATATATCCTAACATTTCTTTTGCTAAAGCAAGTGTATACCCAAATATCCATTGATGACCAACCGAATTTATATCCGCATACTTCATAATTGAGTATGGTGCATTTGAAATATCCGATACTTGACCGTTTGCATATTTAAGTGGATTTGACCGTTCTTCTTTGCTAATATATTCAATCCATAAGGTAAAATCTTTAACAGGAAGTGGAAATATTCTAAGTTCATTATTTATTAATTCAAATGAGTAAGAAGATTTTCGCATCATATCGTTAAACTCAATCGCTTGAACCCGCAATAAATCTGCGTACATAGGCATCAACGTAAAAGAAACACCAGTTGAATAAGCACCAAATCCGAATGTATCCAACATCGCTTGATTACCTAAATAAGGGTCATAGAAACGCATGGAAGCGGGTGGTGCATAATGATGAACTCTTTTTATCTCGATTGATCCAGTTGGAAAAGCAACATCCCTTATCAACTTATTCAAATTATATTTCTGCTGATTTGTTTTTATAGCTATTGAAGCAGTATGAAATGTTACATTTCCGTTAGTAAATGTTTCGCTACCATACTCAGTTGCTAATTGAATCAACGGTCCCATACCAGTTGAAATATTTCTATGAGTAAGATTTGAATCTGTTTTTGAACCCATAATACTCAACATATTTTGTTGAATATTATATTGATTAACGTGATTTGAATATTCTGCTACCGCTTCTTCAAAACAAGCATAAAAGTTTCCAGACTGTAATTCAATATCAACTAGTGGATAACCAAGTCTTTTAGCACACCAATCAGAAACGTTATCAGCGTCTGTTCGAAAACTTGCCTCAGAATCAAAGTAACCAAAAGGCGTACTACCAGTTGTAAAACTAGATGAACCCGGCCAAATTGGAATTTCTGTCATTTACTTCTCAGTTTTTGTTTCATCAAAATATTGTAATATACTATCAACAATTGGATGGCGGTGGTTAGTTAACAATTCATAAACCCCTAATCCTTTAATTCTATCTTTCATATTATATAAATATGGTAATCCAGAATCTTTCTTATTTTTAAGGTCAATTTGTGCAGAATCACCTGTTAGAATCATTTTTGAATTAACCCCAAGTCTTGAAAGAATCATCTCTAATTGTACTTTAGTTACATTCTGACATTCATCTACTATTACACATGACTTTACAAATGTTCTACCACGTAGAAAACTTATAGGTGCGATTTCAATTTTATCTTCTTGTATTAATTTATCAACTTTTTCTTTACCGGATAACATTGCCATGTTTGCATGAATAGGAGATAACCATGGATCCATTTTTTCTTTTATATTTCCAGGTAAGAACCCAAGATCTTCATTTGATACGGTTGGTCTTGTAATTATAATTTTATCAACTTCTTTATAATAAAGACATTCCAGTGCAATTTGAGTTGCTAATAAGGTTTTACCAGAGCCTGCTTTTCCTAAAAAAACAGAAACTGTATCTAGTAATGCTTCTGATTTAATATTTTTTTGTTCTTCGTTTAATGATAAATGAAACCCTATTTTATTTTTTATCGTTTTTCTTCCTTTCTTTATACCAGGACCATTTAATCCAACAACATTTTCATTTTCATTCATTTCGTTATGGGTTAAATCCATATCAACTCCTATAATAATTTGGAGAGAGTTTCGCTAGTTGTATTTAAGTCTTCTTCTATTTTCAATAAAAGGCTATCTATTTTCTCTGACGTATGTGTCCATTCAAATCCAACTAAAGCAATAAGTTCATTATGTTTTCTGATTGGATATACAACTGCGGATTTTGAACCTCTCTGTGTAAAAAAGGCCTTTGTTATTAAATCTGAAATATCTTCTACGGATGCATAAACTGCTTTATGC